AAGAAAGATGATGCACAATTCGATAGAATTAGGTTATAAGGTAGTGATATGGCCAGATTATATTGAAGCCAAAGATATAAATGAAATGGTAATGTCAGGCATTTCACCTGACGCAATTGAAGAAATTATAAGTAATAATACTTTTTCTGGTTTGGAAGCACAAACTAGATTTACATTTTGGAAAAGAGTTTAATATGAAAGTTAATTTGATTAGTTATTCACAAATAGAACGAACATCAGGTGGTGGCATTGAAAAAGATTTACAAGAGTTAGTCGCTTTCTGTGCAAGAGTATCGAATCCCAGTAACCAATCAAATAAAGAAACAAGTGAGAAGTTAATTCGTTATCTCATCAAAAACCAGCACTGGTCACCTTTAGAGATGGTGAGTATGTGTTTAGAAATTGAAACCACAAGAGATATTGCTAGACAGATGCTTAGACATCGTTCTTTTTCTTTTCAGGAATTTTCACAGCGTTATGCTAATCCTGTAGAAGATTTGGACTTCGTATATCGTGAAGCTAGATTGCAAGATACAAAGAATCGACAAAATTCTATTGAAACGAATGATGATTACTTGCAAGAAAGATGGGAATCAGAACAAGCATCAGTAATTCTAAGAGCAAAACAAGCATATGAATGGGCTATAGAAAATGGTCTTGCAAAAGAACAAGCCCGTGTAGTTTTGCCAGAAGGTCTAACAGTATCACGTTTGTATATGAATGGAACCTTGCGTAGTTGGATACACTACATACAGTTACGTTCAGCAAACGGCACACAAAAAGAGCACATGCTCATCGCACGTAAATGTGCAGAAGTAGTTGCCAAAGTATTTCCGATGGCAAAAGAATTCACAGAAAATTAATAACAATAAAATTGGAGCAGCGAATGGAAGATATCATCAATGGTATTAAGGTAGACTATTCTCAAGATAGTTTGTTTGATGAGTTGGGTGTAAAAAGATTAAAAGAATCTTACATGAAAGAGGAAGAAAACTCTCCACAAGAAAGGTTTGCATATGTTTCAAAAGCTTTTAGTTCAAATGAAGAACATGCACAAAGACTTTATAATTATAGTAGCAAGCATTGGCTTAGTTATTCTACTCCCATTCTTAGTTTTGGCCGTAGCAAGCGTGGCCTTCCTATCAGTTGTTTCTTACCTTATTTGGATGATAGTGCTGAGGGCTTGGTCGATACGTTATCAGAAGTCAACTGGCTTTCGATGTTAGGAGGAGGAGTTGGAATTGGTCTTGGTATTCGTTCTGCTGATGATAAGTCTGTTGGTATTATGCCTCACTTGCGTACCTATGACGCTTCTTCTTTGGCGTATAGGCAAGGTAGGACCCGCCGCGGTTCTTACGCTGCTTATCTCGATATTAGTCATCCAGATATTCTTATTTTCTTAGAGATGCGTAAACCAACGGGTGATCAAAACATGCGTTGTTTGAATTTACACCACGGAATTAACATTACAGATGACTTCATGCATTTAATTGAAAAGTGTATGTTAGACCATGATGCAGATGATACATGGGAACTAAAAGATCCACATAGTGGTGAAGTGCGTGACAAAGTTTCTGCGAGAGAATTGTGGCAACGTGTACTCGAAATGCGTATGATGACAGGTGAACCTTATTTGCATTTTATTGATACAAGTAATCGTGCAATGCCAGAGTTTCAAAAGAAATTAGGTCTGTCAATTAAACAGAGTAATCTATGCAGTGAAATTATTTTACCAACCGACAAAGAAAGAACTGCTGTCTGCTGTCTTTCGTCATTGAATTTGGAGTATTTTGATGAGTGGAAAAATGATAAACTTTTTTTACGGGACACGGCTGAAATGCTGGATAATGTACTTCAGTACTTTATTGACAATGCTCCTGATCACATTAGCCGAGCCAGGTACTCTGCTATCCAAGAGCGCAGCATTGGTGTGGGGGCTCTTGGTTTTCACGCTTATCTACAGAGAAATGGCGTACCGTTTGAGTCGGCGCTGGCAACATCTTCAAACAATAAAATATTTAAACACATACGAGAAGGATTAAATGAAGCGAATCTTCAATTGGGTGCTGAACGAGGTGAAGCACCGGATGCTAGAGGCACCGGACTACGTTTCAGTCATCTTATGGCCATTGCTCCTAATGCTTCTAGCTCTATTATCATGGGCAATACTAGCCCTTCTGTTGAGCCTTATCGTGCCAATGCCTATAGACAAGATACTCTTTCTGGAGCCTACTTAAATAAAAATAAGTATTTGGATAAGTTAATCAAGGAGAAATGTGATGCCGACAGTAAATTGGATTATCAAGAAATCTGGTCATCTATCATTGCAAACGATGGTTCCGTCCAACACTTGGATTTCTTGGATGAATGGACCAAAGATGTCTACAAAACTAGTATGGAAATTGACCAAAGATGGATTGTGGACCACGCAGCTAACAGACAAAATTACATTGACCAGGCGCAATCCATTAACCTCTTTTTTAGACCTGATGTAAATGTAAAGTATCTACATGCTGTACACTTTCAGGCTTGGAAACAAGGACTCAAAACTTTGTATTACTGCCGTAGTGAGAAATTGGCTAAAGCAGATAAAGTATCAAAGAGAATCGAAAGAAAAGTGATTGAAGAAATTGATTTGAAAGCTTTAGCAACAGAAGATGTTTGTTTATCTTGCGAAGGATGATTGATATAAAGTGCCAACAATTGCATTATTTGTGCAACACCCGAAATGTTCGGTTCAATCGTGCAATGGTATAATCAAAGCACTAGGACCGAACTACACATATAAAATATTTACTAAACATGAAATCGAAAACGACTTTTTTGATAATGTGGATCTCTTGTGTTTTCCTGGTGGTGTCGGCGATAGTGATGCTTTCGACACATATTTTAGGCATCACGGGAGTTTTATCCTTGACTATATCAAATCTGGTGGCAGATATCTTGGGATATGTATGGGTGCCTATTGGGCTGATAAACATTATTTTAATATACTGTACGGAGTTGAATCAAAACAATATATTAAAAGACCAAACACCTGCACTAGACGATCATACAGTAAAGCAATTGAATGTAACTGGAACGGCACAGATAACAGATTCTTCTTTTACGATGGACCTTCATTTGTCGGAGATGAATCGAATTATGAAGTTGTAGCAAGATATAAAAATGGAGATCCAGCCGCAATTATACAAGGTCGTATAGGTTTAATTGGACCCCATCTCGAAGCAGAAGAATATTGGTATGATAAACCTTATTTGCATCGTCACTGGAATAATGGTAATCATCATACGTTATTAAAACAATTTGTTGACAAATTGATGGAGAAGTAGTATGATAGGTGAAATCATTATGTGGGGTTTCTTTTCAGCATGGGGTTGGTTTGGTGCTTCATACATTAAAGAAAAAATATGGCCAGAAAAACCAGCAATAGTACAAGAGGAAAAAAAGAATGAGCAAAAGTAAAGATTACAGCAATTTTGAAACACAAAAAGAAATATTATTGGATTATTTACAAGTAATGATTGCGATTGAAGATTGGCATGGCGTATCAGATGTGGCAAACGATTTGCGTGAATTAGAAGCAAAACAAAATGTAAATTACAAAAGCAAATAAGGAGATATTATGGCTAAGCAAACCGGAACAAGTAAACACAAATCAGTACACAAAAGAACTAAACAGGGTGGACAGAAAAAAACCTCCTCCATGAATAAAACAGAAAAAACATCAAATAAAAAATATAGAGGTCAAGGTCGATGAAAAAAGTTTTAAGATTTACAGCATCATGGTGTGGACCATGTAAAATGCTAGCTAAAACATTAGACGAAGTTGAAACTAATATACCAATTGAAGTGATTGATATTGATGTCAATCCAGAAATTGCAACAGAATTTGGCATTCGTAGTGTACCAACATTGGTAATCGTTGAAGATAATATGGCATCAAAAAGACTCATAGGAAATAAAACAAAACAAGAACTAGAGGCATTCATCAATGATTAAAAAGCAAGAAACAAAACTAACGGACGAAAGAACCGCATTTAAACCATTCGCATATCCTTGGGCATATAACGCATGGTTGCAACATGAACAAGCTCATTGGCTTCATTCAGAAGTTCCAATGATTGAAGATGTAAAAGATTGGAAAAACAAATTAACAACAGAACAGAAACAATTTCTCACACACATTTTTAGATTCTTCACACAAGGTGACATTGATGTTGCAGGCGGTTATGTAAAGAATTATCTTCCTTATTTCCCACAACCAGAAGTAAGAATGATGTTATTGGGATTCGCAGCTCGTGAAGCATTACACATTGCAGCATACTCACACTTGATTGAAACATTAGGATTGCCTGATACAATGTACAATCAATTTTTAGAATATCAGGCAATGAGAGATAAACATGATTACGTACTTAATCTTAGCTCACAGAATGGCGATGCTGCTTCTACTGCTACTCACATTGCAGTATTCTCTGCTTTCACCGAAGGGATGCAATTATTCAGTTCCTTTATCATGTTACTTAACTTCCCACGCAACGGTACGATGAAGGGTATGGGACAAATCGTTACTTGGTCAATCGTTGATGAAACAATGCACGCCGAGAATATGATTAAATTGTTCCGTACATATGTAGAAGAAAACAAAGAAATCTGGAACGATGATTTAAAATCAAGAATATATACTATTGCAGAAAGAATGGTAGAACTAGAAGATAAATTTATTGACCTAGCTTTTGAGATGGGTCCAATGGAGAACCTAGATGCAGAAGATGTTAAGCGCTATATTCGCTATATTGCTGACCGTAGGCTTATTTCTCTTGGTCTTAAAGGGATTTTCAAGGTAAAGAAAAATCCATTACCATGGGTAGAAGAAATGATTAATGCTCCTATTCACGGAAATTTCTTTGAGAATCGTGTTACTGATTATGCAAAAGGTGCTTTGTCTGGACAATGGGAAGAAGTTTGGGGTAAAGCTGCATAATACTAAATATAAAGTCTGATTATCTTTTTTTGTCGGACTATTAAAAAAAATTCTAAATTGTGACGGTTCCGTTACACAGAACGATTTTAGTAGTCTAACCTAAAGGAGATAATATGAAGAAGTTTTTAGTATCATTAATGTTGTTCACAGGAGTCGCATCAGCCGCAGATTTAACAGGAGCTGGTGCGACTTTTCCATTTCCAATCTATGCTAAGTGGGCAGAAGCATATAAAGCAGCCACTGGTATTGGACTCAACTATCAATCAATTGGTTCGGGCGGTGGTATCAAACAAATCAAAGCAAAGACTGTAGACTTTGGTGCAAGTGATATGCCATTGAAGCCTGAAGAATTAGACAAAGAAGGTCTAATGCAATTTCCAGCAGTAATTGGCGGTGTAGTACCAGTATTCAATCTTGACGGTGTAGCAGCAGGTCAATTAAAATTAACACCAGAAGTTATTGCAAACATTCATCTTGGTAAAATCACAAAGTGGAACGATAAAGCAATTGTTGATTTGAATCCTGGTGTAAATCTTCCAGCATTAGCAATCACAGTTGTTCATCGTGCAGACGGTTCAGGCACTACATTCATTTGGACAAACTTCTTAGGTAAAGCAAATCCCGAGTTTGCAAAGACTGTAGGTGAAGGCACAGCAGTAAAATGGCCAGTTGGTGTAGGTGGTAAAGGTAATGAAGGTGTTGCTGTTCAAGTACAAAGAATCAAAGGTGCATTTGGCTATGTAGAATATGCATATGCAAAAAGAAATAAAATTGCACACGCACAATTAAAAAATCGTGATGGTGTTTTTGTACAACCAAGTGACGATTCATTCAAAGCCGCAGCAGCAAACGCAGATTGGAACAATGCACCAGGAATGTATTTGTTACTCACATGGCAAACAGGTAAAGAAGCATGGCCAGCAACAGGTGCAAGTTTCATTCTCATGCACAAACAACAAGCAGATACATTGACAGGTCGTGCAGTTCTCAAATTCTTTGATTGGAGTTGGAAGAATGGTGCTAAGATGAGTGAAGAACTAGAATATGTTCATTTACCACAATCAGTCATCAAACTAAACCAAGACAATTGGCGCCGTGACTTAAAAGGTCCAGACAACAACCCAATTTGGAAATAAGGATAAATTATGAAACTATTTAAAAAACTATCTATCGTAGTTGCATTAACCGCAGTAATTCCTGCATATGCTGATGAGTATAAAGATACACTTGATCTTTTACTACAAAAAGGTATTATTACTCAGCAAGAATATAATACAAAAATTGAAGCACACACTGAGCGTTTAGAGAACAAACAGTTTAATGCTGCTCGTATTGATAAAGACTTGCGTGACAACAATAATGCGAGATTTGCTAAGGCTAATGATGGTTCAGTTATGGAAAACGGAATTGGACTTAAATCAAAAGATGGGAACAATACGGCACAGTTTACAGGTCGAATTCATATGGACTATCGCCAATACACACCAGATTATGGTGTCGGTCAAACCACGGATTCGTATCAAAACTTAGCCGAAGTTCGTCGTGCTAGATTTGGTGTTCGTGGTCAGTTTGCAAAAGACTTCAAATATCAATTACTAGCAAACTTTGGTGCAAGTGATGGCTTTAGTTCTACATCATCTACAGCCGATGAAATGTGGGTGAACTATGCAGCAAATCCAGAAATGCAATTTCAATTTGGTTTATTCAAGATGCCATTCAGTCTTGAGCAAATGACAAGTTCAAACAATCTAGATTTTATGGAACGTAGTTTGATTGGTCAGAATGACACTGAATTCATTCCTGCAAAAGAAACTGGTTTCATGTTACATGGTGTGCCAAAACCTGGCCTTACATATGCTATAGCAGCAAGTAGGGGCAAATCCAATAAGAGCGCAGAGTTCGATGGACTTGATTATATTGGTCGTGTAACAACTAATATTGCTGAACTAACAGGCAGCAAAGCATATACTGCACACTTAGGTGCAGCATACAGCACAGGTGAAATTAAGAGTGGTGTTGCACCAGCCAGTGGTAGAACAGAATCCCGTATGCAGTCTGGTTGGTTTACAGGTTCCGCATTGAGTGGTGCTACTACAAGAACACGCCAAGGATTAGAAGCAGCGTTTGCATATAACGGTTTCAAAGTTCAAGGCGAACAGTTCAATTTTAAATATGATGCTGCAACAGGTAGTGACCAAGAAATCAAAGGGTACTATGTACAAGCAGTTTATAATTTAACTGGCGAATCACATGCATACAAAGATGGTGCGTTTGGTTGGATTAAACCAAATAATCCAATCGACAAAGGTGGTCGTGGTGCATGGCAAGTTGGTGTGCGTATGAGTGAGTTTGATGCAAGTGATGTATCCGTTGCAACAGGCAAATCAAATCGTGCTACCGCAATGACATATGGTTTAACTTGGTTCTGTACTGACAACCTACGTTTCATGTTAAACTATGTTGATACTAAGTTTGATGCGTTGGTTGGTTCTTCAGGTAGTCGTGTAACAGGTGATAAAGCAATTATGTTTAGAAGTCAATTAAGTTTCTAAAAATTTTTTGTTATACTAAAAGCCTCGTAAGAGGCTTTTTTTTCGTCTAAATAAAGATCGAAGGAGAAATCTATGATCACAATGACTGAACTCGCATCACGCAAAACTTTAAACTCTTTAAACAAAAGAGGAAAAGGATTAGGCATTAAGGTTGGTGTTAGAACCACAGGTTGCAGTGGTTTAGCCTATACATTAGAATATGTTGATAGTGTATCGGACACAGATACTATATACGAATCTAACGGTGTTAAAATTTTTGTTGACCCAAAACATATTCCTTATCTGAACGGAATGGAAATAGATTGGAAAAGAAATGGACTCAATGAAGGTTTTGATTTTATAAATTCTTTAGAAAAGAATCGATGTGGTTGTGGTGAAAGTTTTAATATTTAAGGAGAAAGAATGAAATTAACAAAAATACTTTTAATTGGTCTATTATCTTTCGCTGGTATAGGAAATGTTTATGCTGACAAAACAGCAAAAGGTGTAACGTATGATGCACAAATTGTACGAGTGAGTGACGGCGATACTATTGTAATCGCTGCTCCATTTTTACCTGCACCACTTAAACCAGAATTAGCCGTTCGTATCTATGGTGTTGATACTCCAGAAAAAGGATTTCGTGGGCAATGCGAAAGTGAGAAACAACGTGGTGAAGCGGCAAGTGCATTTACTAAAAATCTAGTTGCAAAGTCCACTAAGCGACAAGTTACTCTTTACGGTTGGGATAAATTTGGTGGTCGTGTATTAGGTGATATGATTCTAGATGGTCAAAGTCTCCGTAGTATGTTAATTCAAAACGGTTTCGCTCGGGAATATTTTGGTGAAGCCAAACAATCTTGGTGTCAATAATGGCTTCGTTGAAACATACTTGTGGAGCATGTTCCTCAGAGTTTACAATTAAATATGATGAAAGTAAATGTGAAGATGATCCACACTACTGTCCATTTTGCGGAGAATATTTAATTGAAACTGAGGATTTTGGTGATGATGACGAATGACCTGGTACTTTCATAACACTGGTGAAGAATTTACTGAAGATAGTATAGACGGCCATTTTGGGTTTGTATATTGTATCACACATGCTCAAACTGGTCGTAAATACATCGGCAAAAAGTTCTTCACCAAATCTAAGACCACACAGGTTAAAGGTAAAAAGAAAAGAACCCGAGTATCGTCTGATTGGATGACATACTGGGGTTCTAATTTATTACTACAAGAAGAAGTTAAAATAAATGGTGAAGATCAATATGTAAGAGAGATACTTCACCTTTGTAAAACTAAATCGGAATTGTCTTATTGGGAAACGTGGGAGATATTCTCTCGCCACGCACTATTGAATGAATCTTACTATAATCAATGGGTTTCTTGTAAGATTACCAAAAAACATTTACTTAAGTAATTTTGTATTGTTTTCAGGATTCATTGACAACATATTGGAGAATATCTTCTGAGTTTCTTCATTGGATTTCACCATCTCATTCCTAAAACTTTCAACAGCTGCACCGGTTTGACGAGACATTCCTGAATTTTCAATCAGTAACATAGGAATAAAAGTCATAGCACAATTCCATTCTTCAACTTGTTTACCTGTATTGATATTATAACCCTCAACTTTAGTAAACCATGCACATTTAAACTGTACACATTCTTCTTTCATTATAGGACAAAACGTTCCTGGTTTTAATTGCATAATATAATCTCCTTTAAACAAACCAAGTAATAATAGAATATCTAGTGCCTTTGATTACAGGCATAATTTCGTGTGGATACATAAAATTTGAAGGGAACATGATTACTGATCCTTTCTTTAAATTATAAATCAACTCTCTATCAAAGAAAGCAAATTCTCCACCTTCAAAATCATCATTTAGTGCGAAAGAACAAGACACCGCTCTAGGATGTTTTTTGTATGAATCTGTATGTTGCCGGTAAAATTGCCCTACCTCGTACTTCAATAAATCATATCCGGAATCTTCTTCTATTTGACTTAGGGGGAAAATATCATTATATTTTCTAATAACCTCATTTGCAACTTTATAAAGTCTATCATCTAAAAGTTTTCTTATTTCGGGATTTTTTAAAATTGTATTTTCGTGTGAAATGGGAATTGTATTTACATTTCTAGCGTTCAAATTTATTTCTTCGTATCCTACTCCAGCAAGACACCAATTATCATCATTCCTATACTCATTTATAATTTCATCACATAGTGAGTAGGGAATAATATCTTCATAAATTTGAATGAAATCTGATATTTTATTTTTGGAGTTTATTTTAACTGGTGTTGTTTTTTCTTGTTTTACACTTTCTTCTTTTTTGATTGGAGAATCTTTTTTCTTATCAAAATAAGTATAAGCTTTATCACCTCTACTTCTAACATAATGTAAAAATACCTGAACATATTCTTTACCTAAAAATTGATTTCTCCAATGATCAGCAACACATCCCAAATAAAGCATTGCATCACCTGGTTTTAGAATCAATTCAACTTCATTACCATCTGGAGTTTCAATATAAATTGGCCAATCTTCATCACCATCTAAATGTACAGTTAAACTTATTTCGCAAGCATCTCTATCCCTATGTCTTTCCAGAACACTACCATCTTTATACACTCTAGCATAACTATACGTTGGTAAAACGGTTTCACCTATAATTGTGCTCACCGTTGGTACTTTATCACATAGCATTTCTAAAAAGTCTATGAAATTATATTCTGCTGAAGAATTTGGAGCTTGATTGTCTCCTTGAACCTCATTTTGTTTACAATGACTTTTGAAGTTGGAAGCCATGACTTTTGCAGCGGCTTCACTAATGAAGTTGGGAATATAGATATAATTATTTTCAGTTAATGATTTATTCATAATATAATCACTTTTTAATTTAATTGTTTTCTGCTGCTGCAGCGGCTTCATCAGCAGCATCTGATGCTGCTAGTTCAGATTGTTTTATATTATATGCTTGCAACCATACATCATAACAGTTGATAGCCCATTGTGGTAATTCAGTTATATTTTCATTAGGATCATTCGATCTAAATTCTAACCAACCAGATCCTTGGCCATATTGCAATCCATTTAGATGGGAATTTTGTTTATCTGGCCAAATGGGATTATTCCATTGTAATGCATGTATATTATCTGGTATTCCACATTGAGATAAGTCTAACTCTGATAAACCTTCTTGGTCTGTAACGACAATACCATCAACAGGAATTACTACTAATTTATGTGTTTGAATCATAAAAATTGCCTTTCGGTTAAAAACGAATATACTATTATATATGAATTAGTTTAAAGAAGCAATAATAACATCAATATAATTTACCGCTATTGTAGGATTTGGACTAAAAACATCACCAATAGCTGTAATTGTAATTGGGTGATTGTGCGCTCCTGAACTACCTACTGGTGTGCCGAACGCCGAGCCGGTTGGCACTGATGGAGTCATAGCGGGTATAGTTGCTGGAGCCGTAGCATTTGTGGGTATGGTACCGGTTCCAATAGCAAATCTATTTGTTGATGGCGTAATGGGATGAAGGTGGTATGGTAACTGAGCTCCACTTAAGGTATGGCCACCTACTGTATAAGGAACTTCAACTATAAATCGATACGTTGGACTGACTTTAAATCCTGTTGTGAAATCAACAGTGCCTCCAGAGCTTAAAGACGATCCATTTACTACTCGAAGTGCGTGATTATCATAATTCACAGTTTCTTTCGTCCAACCAGTGGGTGCGGATGTTTGGTGAAAAATTGTTTTTGTTCCGGAATCAAAAATAGCCACGATTAACTCCTAACCGCTATAATAGTGTCAACGTATTTTATATTCAAATTTATTTCTGAATTAACTCCACCCTGATTAATTGAACCAGTAACGGCTACAGTTCCAATTGGATGAGTGTGACCTCCTCCTCCACCAGGATTATTATTGTACTGAATTGGTGCTGCAGCAGGTGTTTTCGATGCATTAGTTCCGCCAGCACCAGGTCGCCTAGTTACCGTTGCGCCTGGGTGCGGTATAGTAATATGACTATGCGTTGTCATTGCCGCATTGTCTATCACTGTAGAACCCACAGCAGAATAAGAAAGACCGGGTGCCGGTACGCCAATACTATTATAATTTTTAAAAACTGTAGAAAAAGACTCTCCTGTAGTTCTATTAATAACAGAACCGGTAGTTACTCTTAGTGCATAATCATTATATGTAGTATCTTTTGTCCATCCCGTTGGTGGAGTGGTCATTTTCATTATTGTTCTTGATCCTGATTCTATAACTAAAGCCATATTAAGTCCTTGTTGCTAAAATTGAATCCACATATTTAATAGCTAAATCCACTGTAGTGAAGGTTATAGGACTTGTTGCTGGATTCAATGGATGATCATGTGCGGTCGCTGTAACTCCAGGATTAACACCACCCGGAAACACTACGCCAGGTGTAAACTGATTCTGTATAGTTCTGCTTGTTGATGGTCCAGGAATTAATGGTTGAGTTAAAGTTCCCACAACTGTCGCTGCAGCAGGATAAGGTCCGTGGTTGTGGGAGGGTATCATACTAGATGTAAGTGATGTTCCTCCTACGGTTCCAGTTACCGATAGACTACCAGTTAAATCTTTTGATGACATGACAGAAGAAAATCCTGATGATCCTCCACTTGATACTGATCCTGTAACACATCGTAGAGTATAGTCATTGTCTGAAGTATCTTTAACCCACCCTGTTGGCGCTGATCCTTGTAAAACAAAGACCATAGTGGCGCCTTGGTAATTGGCTTGTTCTGGATCGCCAGTTGCTACTGAACCAATTACAGAATTTAAAACGAATGTGTTTATCGAAGATAATCTAGGCATATTTAACCAAAAGTAATTTCAGATCCAAATACGGACCATGAAGATCCTATTCTTAATAAATTAAATGAATAAAATTCAGTTTTGTTTGCTGTTGGTGTCGGTGCTGCACCGCCAGCCCAATTAATTGTTTGTGATGCACCATCTATTTGTACGGCATTTGGTATATATCCTGTTGCACCTTGTACTATGACAATTGTAACTGTAATAGATCGACTTGTTGTGGTTGGTACATTTGTAAAATTTGCAGTAAAGTTTGCTGCAGCACTTGTGTGATAAAAAACAGAACCATTAGTTAAGTTATGAGTTACTGTTCCTGTAGCACCAGTTAATGTACTTAAAACTTCTGTTACTTCTTGTAAAGTAGTGAATCCTGTTACCGTTAAATCACCAGAAATCGTACCACCACTTGTATCTAGTCGAGTATTTGCAGAAGCAAAAGCACCATTAGCATAACTAGATGCGGCAGTAACATTTGTGGAAGTTGTATTAGAAGTACCAAAAGCTGAATTAGCATAACTACCACTCGTTACAGCTCTTTGATCGGCGGTATTAGCGGCGTCATAAGCAGCATTAGCATAAGAACCAGACGTTACAGCTTTTTGATCAGCTGTTGCAGCATTTGTTGTAGCACTGTTGGCCTGACCGTATGCAGCATTAGCATAACTAGATGCTGCGGTGACATTTGTTGCAACTGTATTTGCAGTACCATAAGCTGAATTGGCATAAGAACCAGACGTTACAGCTCTTTGATCAGCTGTTGCAGCATTAGTGGTTGCTGTATTTGCTTGTGTATATGCTGAGTTAGCATAAGATCCTGATGTTACAGCTCTCTGGTCAGCGGTTGCAGCATTAGTGGTTGCTGTGTTTGATTGGCCGTATGCCGAATTAGCATATGATCCACTTGTTACAGCTTTTTGGTCTGCCGTTGCAGAATTAGTAATGGCAGTATTTGCTGCATCATAAGCAAAGTTGGCATGATTAGACGCAACTGTAGTATTAGCTAATGCGGTATTTGCCGTAGAATATGCTGAGTTAGCATATGACTCAGCTGAACTTCGTGCGAAATCTGCACTATTTAAACCATCAAGTAAATCTGCATCAAGACCCGAACCTGTACCATCATTACCAGCATGCCATATTGTATTGGCATCATATGTGAGTGGACCTGATCCTGCACGACCTAATAATTTACCATCATTATTACCAAATATGATGTAACCGTTTGCAGCGTTTTGTATACCCTTAATTCGAATCGTATCGCCAATATTTGTATCACCGATCCATGCATCATCACCAACCTTATAGTTCGTTCCACTTCCATTATTAGCAGTTTCAACATAATCAAAAGTTATACCTTGTGTTGAAGAAACTGCTTTTATTCCAGCAATCAATGAGGTATTTGAAACTGCGCCTGTAACACCAGCAACAGAAGTTACACCGCCACCACCACCAGCCAATAAATTTGTTCCAACGCTAGTATCACATGATGACAAATCAATATACACACCACGATTTGTGCCGCTATCTTCAAAGATACGAATTTTATTTTGATGTGCATCAATAACTATACCACCAGCCAATGTTCCATTGGGAGGTTTACCTAAAAACATTTCACCACCCTCATCTCCACCTTGTGCTAAAGCTCTAAGTGTGCCTGAAATGTTTAATTCGCCGTTAAAAATTGCGCCACTAGTATTTGCAAGTGCATTGTTAGCTTTACTATATGCTGAGTTAGCATACGATCCAGCACTTACAGATTTTTGATCAGCAGTATTAGCGGCAACAAAAGCACCATTAGCATAAGAACTAGCCGAATTCGCCACACCAAAAGAAATATTGGTGTGATCAATAGGATCGTAACCCCTTACAGTAATTGTAGTAGTTTCAATATTTGCTTTTAGTCTAGCAATTTGAAATGTATTATTTGCAACATCTATAGTATTATTTGGTGTTGCAGTATCAAAACTAGGATCAACGTAGTTATGGAACAGATAAAATGATTCATCTGTGGCATCACGGAAAAGACCAGCATGTTTTTTAGTTATACCAGAATCTTGACTATAATGTCCAAAAAATCCAATATCAAGTGTATCAGATGTTTCATTGTTGGCCGCCAATTGAATCAAAGCGTCATCCACTTTTAAGTCTGAAACGGAAATACTGGTAGCATTACCAAATACAAGCAAATTACCAGTAATACTTAAATCACCAGATATCGCACCACCCGTTGTAGATAATTTCGTATTTGCGGTATCATAAGCAGAATTGGCATAACTGGATGCAACATTAGATGTGTCATAAGCTGAATTGGCGTAAACTCCTGATGTTACAGCTCTTTGATCCGATGTATTAGCAGTACCAAATGCTGAGTTAGCATAATTAGACGCAGAATTGGATGTGTCATAAGCAGCATTAGCATATGAACCTGAAGTTACTGCCTTTTGATCTGCGGTATTAGCAACACCGAATGCTGAGTTAGCATAATTAGATGCAACATTAGCTGTGTCGTAAGCAGCATTAGCGTATGAACCTGAAGTTACGGCTTTTTGATCCGCGGCATTAGCAGTACCAAATGCTGAATTGGCATAACTAGAAGCGAGAGTCGCAAAATTTGATGTAGTGTTCGATAACCAAAACGCTGAATTGGCATAATCACCAGCAGAAATAGAATTAGTATTAGCTGTGTTTGCAATACCATAAGCACTATTAGCATAATCACCAGAAGTCACTGCTCTTTGGTCGGCTGTTGCAGAACTAGTGGTTGCTGTATTCGCAACACCATACGCTGAATTAGCATAATCTCCGGATGTTACTGCTCTCTGATCCGCTGATGCAACATTCGTGTTAGCAGTATTTGCTTGTAAATATGCGGAATTAGCATAATCTCCGGATGTTATTGCTTTCTGGTCAGCTGATGCAACATTCGTGTTAGCTGTATTTGCTTGCAAATAAGCACCATTCGCATAATCACCCGAAGTAATTGCTTTCTGGTCAGCTGATGCAGCATTAGTGTTAGCAGTATTGGCTTGTAGATATGCAGAATTAGCATAAGAACTTGCCATCGTAGCTTTACTATCAGAAGTGTTGGCTGTAGAGAATGAACTGTTAGCATAGTCGCCACTAGTTACTGCTCTTTGGTCGGATGTTGCAGCATTTGTTGTAGCGGTGTTTGCTTGACTATACCCACTATTAGCATACGAACTTGCACTATTTGAGGCATCTCTAGCCCAAGAATCGGTAATACCACTATTTGCAACATCAAATGCAGCATTAGCGTAAATACCAGCAGAAATAGAATTAGTATTAGCAGTATTAGCTGTATTGTAGGCAGAATTGGCATAGACACCAGATGTTACAGCTCGTTGTTCAGCAGTTGCAGCATTGGTATTGGCTGTATTTGCCTGTAAATATGCTGAGTTAGCGTATGATCCTGCCGAAATTGCTTTTTGATCTGCTGTATTGGCAAGGCCGTAAGCTGAATTGGCATAAGTAGATGCAGCATTAGCGGTGTCTCTAGCTAAAGTATCTGGTAATCCTGTATTAGCTGCAGCAAAAGCCGCATTAGCATATACACCGGATGATATTGCATTTGTATTGGAAGTGTTTGCTTGTGAATATGCAGCGTTGGCATAAGCACTAGAAATTAATAAATCTGAACTGACACTATTTGCTAAGTCATAAGCAGAATTAGCATAATCGCCGGATGTTACCGCTTTTTGATTTGCTGTATTTGCATTAGAAAAAGCACCGTTAGCATACGAACCGGCAGAATTAGCAGCATCAAAAGAAACATTAGTGTGATTTATTGGATCGTAACCACGAACAGAAATAGTATTTGTAATTATATTTGCTGTTAAATTAGCTATTCTAAATGATGAATTAGCAACATCAATTGTATTATTTGGAGAACTAGTGTCAAAACTGGGATCTTCATAATTGTAAAATAGATAATATAATCCATCAGTTGCATCACGGAAAAGACCTGTATGTTTTCTACTCGTTCCATCATCTGGACTATAATGTCCAAAAAATCCAATATCAAGTGTATCAGAGGTTTCGTTATTGGCAGCTAATTGAATTAACGGATCATCTATTTTGATATCCGATACTGCAATAGTTGAAGCATTACCAAGAACAGTTAAATTGCCAGTAATACTTAAATCACCTGATATTGTACCACCTGTTGAATTTAATTTACTATTCGCAGTAATATAAGCAGAGTTGGCATAAGAACCAGCAGAAACAGAATTAGTATTGGCTGTGTTAGCAACAGCAAAAGCTGCATTAGCATAACTTGAAGTGGAATTTGATATAACATAAGCTTCGTTAGCTGTGTAATAAGCTGAGTTGGCATAATTACTACTTATCGTTGCATTTTGATCAGTGGTATTAGCTTGTAAATAAGCACTATTAGCATAATCACCACTTATCACTGCTCTTTGATCAGCCGTAGCAACATTAGTATTGGCTGTATTTGCTTGACTATATGCAGCATTAGCATAACTACCAGAAGTTACAGCTCTTTGGTCAGCTGTTGCGGCATTGGTATTGGCTGTGTTAGCAACACCATATGCCGAATTAGCATAATCTCCCGATGTTATAGCTCTTTGATCAGCAGTACTAGCGGTACCTAATGCAGCATCAGCAGTTCCTTGTGCTGAACTAGCAGCACTTGCGGCTGTATTAGCAGCACCATATGCTGAGTTAGCATAACTGGATGCAGCATTAGCTGTACTTCTTGCTAAAGTATCTGGCGATCCTGTATTAGCAGCAGCATAAGCGGCATTAGCAGCATCAAATGCAGCATTAGAATGTGGTCTAGCATAATTGTCCACTGAACCAGATGTTGCTGAATTTGCTAAACCAAATGCAGCATTAGCATATAATCCAGCACTGTTTGCTGTATTTCTAGCATATGCATCTATTGGATCTGCTACAGCTGTATTGGCCGCAGAAAATGCCTGATTAGCATATGACGCCGCAGAATTTGCTACCGCTAAGGCAGTAGATATGTTTGCAGCAACCGATGAACTTAAGTCAGATTGCTGAATCGTTCCAGGTTGAATTAAACCGTCTGTTAGTTGTGTTAATGCCATATCTTTTTCTTTTTATTTTAATTTGTGTTTACTTGGTACAGTAAAATTGGAAGTATAACGAGCAATACCTTTAGTGATACGGAAATCATCTATGTAACCATTAAAATTAAATGAATTGCCTGAATATGATCCAATATGTAGTTTACCCATATTACCGACTATTGTAGAAGCAGAAGTCAAAGTATTGGAACCTATTGATTGACCATTTGAATATATGGATATGTTAGTTCCGTTTCTAACAAGTGCTATATGATACCATGTTCCAGTTACGAATGATCCAACTCCTGCTATCCAAAATGCACCAGCATTCATTGTGCCTACTGCTAATGCTACTGTCCCACCAGCAGTTCCGGCTATGTCAAATGTAAAACCACCTTGTGTATCATATCCACTATCGCCCCACCCTTGATTAATTAATGCGGCTCTACTATTCACATCATTGAAATAGAACCATCCTTCTATTGTAAAATTGCCAGTTCCAAAAGAAAGTTGTGGTGAACTTACCAAAGCACCAGTGGACAAGTTATCTCCACTACCATCGAAAAATAATGATGCGTTGTCATATCTTTTAATATTATTTCTTATCTGCGTATTACCTAAAGTTCTTAAAAAATTTCTTGCAGTGGAGTCTATTATACTACCATTTGTTCCATTGAGTAATAATGTAGTTCCCGACACTGGTGTTGCTGGAGTTGTTGGTGGAGTGAAATTCGAAGTATAAAGTGCAGTTCCCTTAACAAGTCTTACATTTGAAATGTAACCCGTAAAAGGAAAATTACCATCTTCTCTTGCCCCGATACTAGTTACTCTTGCTGATGAAGTTATAGAAGTCGATATTGAACCACTACCTGCACTAGTGCCATTTACGTAAATAGTTAATGTATTAGAATTTCGTACATACGCAATATGGCTCCATGTATTTAAAGAGAGTGTCGCTGTGCCTGTTACTGTGGTAAGATTGTTATACAAAAAATTTACTGTGCCTGATGTAAAATAAGCAGCAAAACTATATCCAGAACCATCAAATGTTCTTGTGACAGGTAAAGTTTCTGTGGGATTTGTCTGGGGGAAGGCCCAAAATTCTATAGTAAAATTTCCAGATCCAAATTCAAATGCTGCATTATTTGGAACAGTTAAGTAATCTCCAGTGCCATCAAAAAACATACTGCCACCGACATCACTTATCGACCATTCAATCGTAGGTTTAAATGGACCGAATGGTTGTACTGAAGGACTTCCATAAGTAGTAATTACTCTATTGTTTGTACTATTATCAATTAAACGATTGGATTGACATGATAATAAACTTGTATTTGTAATTGCGGTTAAAGGTGTGGTGCTTGGTGTAAAACTAGAGGTATATAATCCAGTTCCTGCGATTAGTCTTGCGTTTGAAATGTAACCGAAAAAAGAATCTGTAGTTGCGTATCTACCTATATTAACGAATCCAGTATTACCGCCACGATTTGTTAATGTGCTAGTTCCTGTAACACTTTGTAGAGTTCCATTTATAAAAAGTCTTATGGTATTTGAATTGACTGATACTGCAATATGTGACCATTCGTTTAAAGGTACAGTTCCAACTGAAGTGGTATTAAATCCTGATGCACCGTCATACCATCGCCAAACTACATTACGTGATTCTGTTAAACCAAATCCCCAATAAGAACCACCCGCTTCCCCACTCGCATCAACAACTACTTGTGCTACTCCTCCACCAAACGTAGGGTTAGCAGTTGGAAACACCCATGCTTCTATAGTAAAATTGGATTGAGAAGTGGATATAGGACTACCTGTGTATCGAACCGCACTACTACCATTAAAATGACAACTCCAACCTGTTTGGCTAAATGGGCTAAAATTACCTTGAGTTACATCACCATTTCTTGTAATTAAATGATTCAATCCCGAAGTATCTACAAAACGACTATTAGTTTCACCAAATCTTGATTGTAGTGTCAATAAACTTGTGTTTGCAATCGCTGTTAGTGGGCTGGTAGGTGGAGTAAATGCTGATGTATATAATCCGGTGCCCTTTAATATACGAAGATTTGAAATATAACCGCTAAAAGTGTTATCAGTAACAGGAGATCCACTGGTCCAATATGTAGCAATACCAAATGGCGCTGATGTTCCATAATTATTGGTGTCACTATAAGTTGATCCTGACTGAGTACCATTAACAAATAATCGAGTTGAACCTGAATTTCTACACAATGCAATATGATACCATTGTCCTGTAACTAAAGATGCTCCTGTAATTCGGTCAGCATTCGCTGTATAATAACGAATTGAACTGCTGATATAAAGGTGCGGATTAGTACTAGAGGCACTAGTTAGATTACTGACTACTGTTTGTAATCCCACGGAATTAGGATACATCCAAAATTCAATTGTGAAGTCACCTGTGCCATATCCATAGCTTGAATTATCTGGAACAGTTAAAGAATCGGTAGCACCATCAAAATAAGCACTACCCGTTGTAACATCCGTTTCAGTAAAAGGACCAAAATTACTTACCGTTACATCACCATTGCGTGTAAGTGCAAAATTATTTGTACTATTATCAATTAAACGATTTGATTGACAGGTTAATAAACTTGTGTTTGCAATTGCTGTTAATGGTGATGTTGGAGGTGTAAAAGTAGTTGTGTATAAAACTGAATTAGTTACCCTAAAATTTGAAATATAACCATTAAACGCTCCGTCACCAGTAGCGTTGATGCCACCTATATCAAAATTTGAGCCTGCTGCGTAACCTTCGGTATATGTACCTGTAGCATTTAATGAACCGTTAATGAATACTTTTATATTACCTGCAGTGGCTGTACATGCGAAATGCTGCCAAACATTTGCTGTAACTGTAAACGTTGCACCTGTTGATTCTTGAAATACTTTTGCTATTTTATTGTTCCCCCAATTACGGAGTATACTAGTTTCACCTGGGCCACCATCAAATAATCCAATAACGGTTGTAGAGAAAGGATATATCCAACATTCTATTGTAACATCATTGTTTGCTATTAATACACCTGATCCTGATTTTCTTAAATAATCTCCACTACCATCAAAGAAATTACTCCAAACGGTTTCATAAGGACTAAATGCCATTGGTCTTGTATCGCCGTTCACTGTCAATGCAAATTTATTTGTACTAACATCTGTAATCCAGGTATTATTGGAAGTTTCACCATTAATTAATAAAACTGTTTCTCTAAAATAAGTATCGCCAACTGCTACTGTAATATTAAATGATCTAGCAGTTTCTTGATTTTGTGCATCAATCGCATCAACACTAAAACTATAAGTTGTTTCAGCTTCTATTCCCGATACGGTACCATAGAAATAACCATTTGATGATAAGAATGTTCCTGATGGTAAAGAACTACCCGATGAAACTGCATATGTAATTGTGCCATCGCCAGCTGCACCCGAAGCCACCAAATTAATTGCAAATGCGGTTCCCGAATCTTGAGTTGTTAGTGGTGAAGTTGTAGTCCATGAAGGTGTACCGTTTGCATTGAGTGATCGTAAATAGATTGAACCTGATCCATCAGTATTGACCACATAAACATCTAATACACCACTACTTAATGCTGGTACTGTAACATTTAATCGTGAAGAACTTACGAACGCTGTTGATGTTGCGGCTGTACCTTGAATGTAAACTGCTGCACCACTTTGAAATCCTGTACCATTGATGATCATGTAACCACCAGTGGTTTCAATAGCAGTATCGTCTTTTGCGACAAACGTAGAATTCGCAATTTGAATTGAAGAAATATTTACAGTTGCACCGCCACCACCACTACCAATACCTGTAATAATATTTACAGGTGTTACAGCTGCAGCAGTAACGCCTCGATTAATTATTGTTTGCGAACTTGTTCTACGAATTGCCATTAGGTCAGCTCCGTACCAAATAGATTGAAACTAAAACTGGTATTATTTGCATACACCGTGATCACATCGGTATTACCCAATGTCATACCCATCGTTAAATGAATCGAATCATTTCCTGGTACAATAGTATCGTAGGCTATGTAATGTTTGTTTGCAATCGATTCACCAGCAGGACGTATAGCAATTCTAAATGTGCCACCAGTTGCTGAACGATTACAAACTGAAATAGATGATGCTACTGTTTGTGTTGATGAAGGTACAGTATATAATGTTGTATCTGTTGTGGCTGATGGTGCTACTTGTCCTAAAACTTTATATGTTGTTGGCATTTTTACATTCCCGAAAGTACGAATGGATGAAATTGTGTTGCTGTATTTGCTGTAGCCATTGCGTAATTAATGTTCGCAGTAACTTCAGTATTTAAGTCTGCTGTTTTGATTGTACCTGGCTTAATAAGACCAGGTGAAAGTTTTGTGATTGTCATATGCTTAGAAAGTAATTGAACCTGAACCTGTGAATGTGTAAATTCTGTAACCGCCTGATGTTGTGACTGTAGGAGATCCGGTAGTGGTTGCAACACCATCAGTATCGGGATGACGAAAAATAATTATTCCCGAACCTCCACCTCCGCCGCCGCTGCCATCATAGTTCCAGTTGGATCCACCACCGCCGCCAGTGTTTAGTGTACCGTTTGTTCCTCCACCACCGGAGCTTCCCCTCATCCCTTTACCGCCGCCACCCAATCCACCAGGAGGATCACTGCCGGGACCTGATCCTCCGCCACCACCACCGTAATAAGTCGCTGTTCCAGATATAGATGAAGATAATCCTATACCTCCTGCCGCTGTTGATGATTGATTAACCCCAACTGCACCGGCGCCACCACCGCCTCCTCCGCCACCGGTACCGTTTGCATTTCCTCCTGCATTGCCTTGTTCGGAAGTTCCGCTTGCGCCAGTCGAATAATTCATATTAGTTTCGGTATAATATGCGCCGCCGCCACCAGATCCACCCACTCTCGGAGGATACCCTCCTGCTGATGATCCTGGGCTAGCACCAGCTCCACCACCTAAAGCAAGAATATTTACGGACGATCCTGTTATGGAAGAATTCGATCCATTATACGTGGAATTGTCAACAAATAGAGAAATTCTAGAAGAACCTGCACCTACAGTTACAGTATAGTTTGATCCCGGAAAAAAATTTGCTGTTCCTGTTATTACGCCGCCGGCGCCGCCGCCACCACCCGTACCAGATCCTCCACTTCCTCCTCCAGCCACAGTTAAGAACTCAACACTTCTTGGCTTAGATGGGTTTATGGTATTCCTAGAATTAAATCTTTGACTTCTAAAAGAAGGTATGATAGATAAAACTTTAATGCTCATTTTAAGTTATCTCTGATCCAAAAATACCAAATGAAACATTTGGTAATGAAGTATAAACAGTAACCACATCAGTATTTCCCAAAGTCAATCCTAGAGTCAATGCGATACTATCTACTGCTTGAACCACATTATTGTTTGTAATATAGTGTTGTGCTGCCAATGTAGCACCAGCTGGTCTAATTGCAATACTATAATTAGCATTTGCGGAGGTGTTTGCATTTGCAATTGTAATTGTTGATATAACCGCTTGAGTCGCTGCTGGTACAGTATACAAAGTTGTATTTGTAAATGCTGTTGGATTTGATTGTCCTAGTACTTTGAAGGTTTGTGGCATTTTACATTCCCGATAACATTAACATTGTTGGTATTGAAGATTCTGCACTACCGCCGCCACTTACCGCAACATTTGATGCTGCTGTGATTCGACCTTGTGCATCGACAGTAATAGCCGCTGCATTTCCATCCCCGCCATAAGAACCTGCTGTGACTGCGGTGTTTGCAAGATTATGCGATTTTACTTTTGTGTTTGGCATGGGTACCTCTTGAATTTATACACTATTTAGTCAAACTAATTACCGTAAAAAATGTGCTCTTGCAACATAGGGTTGGATATATACTTGTACAGGAGTTTTTATGAGTTGATTACAAAAATTAATCGATTTTCTAACACCGGATCATAAATCGGAGATAGAAGTATTTATTGAGTCTAAAAATCCAAAATCTACGGCTGACGTAGAACATTGGATCCAATATTATTCAAATTACAGGAGAAACTAAAATGTTTTATACATTTCCACCAGTACCGACTTTCAATGAAGTTGCAGAGCGTCAAAAAGATTTTCTAAAGGCTTTCATTGACCTTAAAGTTGAAGGTTTTAAATCATACAACAAAGCTTTTGACCATGCTACATATTCCTTTTTTACTACATATACCAAAGAGTCTGAAAAATTTGTAGTAGGATTAGGAAACTATGCAAAAGAAGCCATTGACTTTGAACCAGGTAAAGTTCAATCAAGTAAAAAGTGATTTAAAATTTTGGTCACCAGTAGAACGAAATGGGTGGTACATTAAATTCTCCATCTCCAAAGATGAAAGTGTACTACTCATTTTCGTTTCTGCTTATACTTGTCAAACCATCATTCGTTACTTTGAAAACGAAAATGATGCCGTCAAATATATAAACTTCCTTTGCGAAAAAGATCCTAGTATATTATTACAAGGTAACGAAAACCCAGCATAGTCTGGGTATTTTTATGGCAAAAGAAAAAGATTCT